TACATTATCAAACAGGTCCAGGTGCTACAAGTTTTGTAAGCACAGCAACTACAGGTAACTTCTTACAGGCCAACTATGTAGGTGCTCCTACCTGGACCAGTACGGGTAGTATCTATGTAAACCGTGCTACTATAGCGGATACAGCAACTACCGCAACCAATGCCGGTACTGCTTATGCAACTATTGCCAGCCATTCAGCAGGTACTGGCTTAACAGGCTCAGCGTTTAACGGAAGTGCGGCACAGACATGGACATTGAATACTGCTACATTAATGCAAACTTCTGTCAACGTTGTTGGCGGCGCGGCAGGTAGTTTGGTATATCAAACCGGTGCTGGTGCAACTACAACACTGGCATTAGGTACTAACGGCTATGTGTTAACAGCAGGTGCAAGTGCTCCTGCTTGGACAGCATTAAGTGGTGTTACATCAGGTAATGCAACCAATGCGGCTAACGTTGCAACTGTGGCACAACCTGCCAGCGGTACATATTACCCAACATTTGTCAATGCTAACAATGCCTCAAGTGCCAACATGGCGGTGTATACTACTAGCAGTTTTACTGTCAACCCTGCAACTAGAACAGTTAACATAGGTAATAATGCGACACAAGGAGCACCAAGTGCCACTGATATTACAGCAAATGCCACGCTGTTATTAAGTGGAACTGGCGGAAATTATCTAGGATTTGGACAATATCCAACTGGTCAAGGTTTTGCTCAATGGATACAATCAGCATATCAAAATCCAACAACTGCGGTCTATAATATAGTTTTACAACCTCTAGGCGGTAGTGTATTAATTAATGCCACTTCTCTTTACTCTGGAGAAAAATTTGCAGTTAATGGCGGTGCTTATGTAAATGGTAACTTTACTTCTACAAATGCCCAGATAACAAGTTTAGGAGTTGGCACAATACCGAGCGGTACAACAGGTGAAATTCGTGCAACTAACGAAATTACAGCCTACTATTCAGATCGCAGATTAAAAGAAAATGTTAGGGTCATTGATAATGCTGTTGAAAAAGTTCTAAGTTTACATGGTATTACTTATACACCAAACGACATTGCCGCAAGTTTTGGATATGATAAGACAGTTAAACTAGTTGGTTTATTTGCTGACGAAGTTGAGGCTGTACTACCAGAAGCAACTCGCCCTGCACCGTTTGACCAAGACGAAAATGGTAATAGCAAGAGCGGTGAGAACTACAAAACAATTCAATACGAAAAAGTAGTTCCACTACTAGTTGAAGCAATCAAGGAACAGCAAGCCACAATTAAAACTTTATTATCCGAGTTAGAAGATATCAAAAAACAACTAGGTAAATAACACGATATCAATAAATGTATCAGGTTAATTAATGGCAAATAAATATCTAGGAGACTAAAGAGTGGCGTCAGTTTTACCAGCAACAGGTTCAGCAATTAAAATGGGTGGTGTTAAATTAGCATACACCAACGTTGCCCCCGGTGCCGGCCAAAATATTGCGCTCAGTGCCACCCTTGGCGCCAGTTATGGCGGTAAAGTAGCCGGTACACAAATTAGTTTCTCATCAACGTTCGGTGGCAAAACTGCCCCTTACACTTACGCTTAAAATTGGACGTAATATGAGTTTAGATATTAAGAATTTGCTTAAAGTAGCCGCCGCATCTCAAATCAGCAGATGGGAATTAGATACAATCACATGGAGTGAGAGGAAAACCAATCCTCAAGTACTCGCAGAATTCCTAAAAAGAATTGATGCCCTACAGACATTAAAGAAACCAACAGATCTAGAACGCCAAGAGTTAGCCATACTCGACGAACTAGCCAACGATATGGATGAAGATGAATGCCGAGAACTATTTGGCCAAGATGACGAAACTGTAAAACAACGTTTTGTAGAATCATTGGCTCGTCAAGGAGCATTAGAAACTCTTTGTAAAAATGAACTCAGCATTGACACAATGGAAAAAATGTGTAAACTAAGTCCTAATGATTTTATTTTAACTGCTAAACGCAGTCAAGACCTTATTAATTCTATTCAAGAATTGGTCATACAAGGCGAAACATTAAGTAACGATGTAGCCGGCGCATGACAAATAGTGTATTCTCCTCTAGCCAGTGGAGTCTAAAAAAATCAAAACTGGCAGTATTAAGTCCCACACGCGATCAAGTACATGCGGCATTTAGTAAATGCATGATTGAACTGGTCAAACTCAACACGATGAAGGGACTGGACACACATGTTATATATGATGCCAGTACAGTCCTACTAACACAACGAGAAAGACTGGCATTAGAAGCACGTAAAATTGGTGCAGAATACATGTTGTGGTTAGACAGTGACATGGTATTTCCTGCTACTACTGCACTACGCCTGCTGGCGCACAAAGAAGATATCGTCTGTGCAAACTATATTCGTAGACAGCCTCCTTATAAAGGTGTTGCCTATCCTAAGATAGGTGACTGGGAAAATCCTTTACCATTTGAATCACAAGATGACCTAGCAGAAGTGGAAGGTATTGGTATGGGCTGTATGCTTATGAAAACATCGATACTAGACAAAATTCCGCAACCTTGGTTTGAATTTGGTTGGACTCCCGAAAGCAACGATCATCTAGGTGAAGACATGATCTTTTGTCAGAAGATGGCCGCGGTTGGTCATACGGTTAAAGTGGATACACAACTAAGCATGGAGATGCGCCACCTGGGCACCTATGCATTTGGGCCAGATTTACTCAAGTAAATCTAAAAGAAGTTCTAATTTACCTTTAATAACTTTACTGCCAAAACTGGCCTTAAGTCCTTGATGCAGTGGCTTAGGCCAGTTCTCATAACTACACCAAGCATATCCGCTATGCTCTTCGTTTAGTTGAGGAATAAATTCATTATCAACAATCACAACATAGGTGTTATACTGAAAATTTTGATCGTTACTGGTAAACAATTCTAGAGGAATTGTCTTTTTAATCTCAGCAACTTTACCTATCTCTTCTTCTATTTCTCTTTTCAGTGCTTCAAAGGGTGTAGCATCAGTAGGTTCTTTGCGACCACCTACTAGACCCCATGTATCAGCAGTACGCCCCTGTGTGCGTAGTAAGAACAAAAAACGCTTGGTATTTTTTGCTAGAAATAAACCACCGCTTGCGATGATTTGTTGCGAATTTACAGTATTATTCTCCATGCGTCCTTATCGTAGATACCTTCAAAACTTTTACTCCAGGCTTCTCCGTCCCACTTGTATTGAACGCCTGTATAAATGTTAGTTATATAAGTGACTGCCGCAACCTCTTGAGAATTGAAAACTACTGTCCATGAACTACCATCCCACTGTATAATATCATTAGCGTTGGCTATAAAAGCACTACCGTTGCTGTTTAACCAAGCACTTGGTCCGTTGCTTGATGTAGTAACAATATTTTCTAGTATGAGATATCTAGTACCGGCAGTTGGATTATTGGGATTAAATGTTTCAGGATTAACAATAGCATCGACTGTACCTCTACCGCTAATATTGCTATTAGAAGGAATTGTGTCTGCATCCACATTTAATATCATTCTACGTTCATCGAACGGGTCTAAACTTATAAATGCCACTACTTCATTACCATCAGATTTAGTCAAACGTAACTGTGATAAATTTGCCCTAAATTGTCCTGGATACAGATCCAGTATTTTCCTCCAAGACACAGTATGGTTAGGCATTTCATCTAAGTTAGCATCTGATACAATTTCATTTCTAACAATACTGGCAACATTATCTAGAACAAGCAATTCAAAATTACCAGGTGTAACTACGATTTTGGCCACCGGATCTCCTAGACCTGAATATACTGTGTCAATGCTGTCGTACTCAGATACAATAGTACCTTCAGGATTGCTGAATACGTTGGCAATAATTTTTGTAATAACACCCATACGCTTGACCTTGGCAGGAGGAGTAATCCATATAGGAGTTTCAAATGTCAATGTCATAATATCAATATCTTGATTTGCGCCTTGTGGAACTTGTCTACTGGTCCAGTTAGTTTGTTTTAGATATAATACTGTTAAACTAGTCCAATCAACGTAGTTGTCAGTGGTCTGTAATTCCATTGCAGGATTAAAGAAATAACTCAACTGTTCAAATATCTGTAACTTTTGGTCAGTGTTAGTTGTCCATATATCTGCATTAAAAGTTAATTTATAAGGTGCAGGCATAATACGTTCAACTGTATAACCACGTCCCTGTGTTTCTAGATATTGTTGAGTCTCGTCGTCATACTCTCTTTCTCTAATTTGTACTTTACTGACAAATGTAGGATCTTGCAGTCTAGCCTGTTCGTAGTCTAGTCCTTTAATATAGCAGGCAATGAAAGGAGCACTTGGTACTGTATTTTCACTATTCTTTTTTAGTATTGCACTGGCTTGGCGACTAGGATCACCGTACATAACAGGGACTTGATGAAGTCTGCCACCGGTATCTTTATAACTAAAATTACTCATTACTCTCATGAATTGAGTAAGATACCGTCTTATTTGCCCATCATAAAAATGATCCATATTAATTGTCCGCCTTAGGTTTTAGTACCTTACTTAATGCTTGACGTTCTGTTACAACTTTTCCACTGATTGTACCAGTGTTAGTATTATTAACAAAACTAGATTTCTGTGTTTCTCTAATAGCAGAACCAGCAAAAGTTCCAGTTGATACATCTTGAGAACCAAACTGGTTCATGGTCATACGAACACCTTGCTCATACATGACCCAACGATTACCGTCGTATCTAAATAATGCGTTAGGAAGGTAATCTGTACGTAGGAAAAATTGTCCTTTGCTAGGTCCACTAGGAAATGTGATGCCGCTGCCAAATTTTGTTCCGTTAGGCGGAACCCCGTCACCGCTTTCTATACCTACATAGATATTGCGTTTGGGAGTCTTTAGAACAAAACTAGCATCTAGGTAAGTTTGGCTAGCATCATCATCAGTATCGCTAGCATCCTCTACATCTACAAGACCGTCTGCGTCAGTGGGGATTACATACAAGTGATTTTTATCATATCCGCTTAGTGGAGCATCTTGTTGTGCCTGTTCAATAATCTGATTATTAATGTCAATACTCTTTTGATATGTAGATAGAAGATCTTTTAGTGTGCTACCATCTCCAGCACCGCTGTCTTGATTGAGGATTTGACTGAATTCTTGACTATCAACTAGGGGTTGACATTTAGCACGTAGCAAGTGCGGATACCAAGTTTGACTAAAACCGTTAGTAGGACGGCTAACATCTGTTACTACATAAAATCTTTTTAATGCTACAAGACTGTCATCTAATGCGTATTCATCTTTTAAGTGGGGCAGTTCAAATACATCACCTGGCATGATTTTACGACCTAGCGCATCTACACAATTTCTCAAATGAAAGTGTAGCATGATATTATCGTTGCTTAGAAACAGTCCAAACTGACTTAGATTAAAATCTAGGTCTTGCATGGTATAGATCCCACGGATAACATAGACATCGGGTTCGTAAATTCTATCTCTGTTTTCCATGAACAAGACATCTTGAATGCCTATTTCAGGAATAGGGTTGGTTGAATTGTTAGGAGTCGTAGGACTACTTTGCCCATCAGTGGGAGCAACGGTACCTGCGTATTTGTGTATAAAGATGTCTGTTCCCCCAACCTGAAATTCTTCATTGATAACACGGTCGAGAAACTTAAAATCATTGCCCTTTTCGGGACGGTACAGGGAAAGTCTTGGCATAGTGTTGTATTTATGGTAAATACTCATATGACTGACAACGAACAACAACGCCAAAGTGTTACCGATTATTGCAAAACCATGTTAGGTGATGGCATGATCGATGTAGAACTTGACCCTATACATTACAATACTGCTATTGATCGTGCTCTAAACAAATTTAGACAGCGTAGCAGTAACAGTGTTGAGGAAAGTTTTGGGTTTTTAACCCTACAAGTTGATGTAAATGAATACATACTTCCTAAAGAAGTTATGGATGTGCGTCAACTATTCCGCAGAAGTATCGGATCACGTAGTGGTGGGGGCGAAGGCGGAACGTTATTTGAACCGTTCAATTTAGCCTATTCCAATACTTATTTGTTAGCAAGTTCTAACATGGGCGGTTTAGCCACATACTATGCGTTTGCTAGTTATCAAAAGCAAGTAGGTAAAATGTTTGGTAGCGATATTAATTTTACATTTAATAGAACTACAAAACTTTTAACCATCATGCAACGTCCTCGTGCAGAAGAAGAACTATGTATGTGGATGTACAACTATCGTCCTGACTTTAACCTGATACAGGACCCGCAGGCTAGCCAATGGTTACGTGATTATAGTCTTGCAACCTGTAAAATCATGCTGGGTGAGGCACGTGAAAAATTCAACAGCATTGCCAGCCCTCAAGGCAGTACTAGTCTTAATGGCCAAGCCCTTAAGGGTGAAGGTAAAGCAGAAATTGAAATGCTAGAGCAAGACTTGGTAAATTACAAAGATGGCGGATCGCCACTTACTTTTGTAATCGGCTAAAAAAATATTGACAAGATAATCTAAATGTAATAAAT